TCTGACCTACCGGCCCAAGAGGTTCAGCTGGACTATTGGGCCGGAGTACCGGACGGTCTCCATGCTGATCTGGGTGGACGATCGCCTGTGCGGACAAGGCCGTGACCGGCTCATGAAAGAGCTCGTGGTGGAGCTTGGCTGGCCGGATCGGATCTACTTGAGCGGAGACATATCCCTTCCCTCAACGGAGGCACCCCCCGATGCCCAGGAACAAGGTCATCAAGGCCAGGACTCAGTCAGCCCGTAAGCGATGCAAGCCCGGAGCGTGGAACAACCAGGCGGCGGCGGATCGCGCGATTCTCCGCCTGGAGGCGGAGCACCCCCTCAACACTCTGGGGATGCGCTCGTACTGGTGTAGATCTTGTTCTCACTACCACATAGGTCGGGCTGGAGAGAGCCAGTAAACGACAGAACGGCCCCGCATGGAGAGACCAGACGATCTCCTAGCGGGGCCGTTCTGTGTAGGCGGTCAGTTCGAGAAACGGACATCCGTGGATGGGGCCTTGGGGGTTTCCTTGGCGGGCTCGTCATTCGGGGGCTCAAAGATCGTCCGATTGATGTAGTCCCGGAACGATGCCCGGCCACGAGCGAACGCCAGAACCGCCTCTTTGGGATCAAGGTCGAATTCCATGATCATGCGGATGAACAGTTCGATGCCTGGACGGCGCTTGCCGTTCCGGAGCTTGGACGCGGTGGTGAAATCGCAGTCCGTACGCTGTGCGAATTCCTGATTCGTGAGTCTGGTCATGGGCCTTATTATGGGCGTGCATTGCCCACCTGTCAAAGCCTGGAGGCCCCGTGTCCAAGTGCGTGTTCTGCCACCTGACCCAAGGCCACGAGGATACATGCCCGCACTCCATACCCACCGCGTGGGGTCCTGATTCCGGGCCTTGGCCGGTCCTGGCCCGTACCATGCTGGAGGCGTGGAGGCTGGACAGCAGCGTGTACGACAGGGGTGGATCCAAGGACGTCAAGACCCTGGAGGATCTGTGGGACAAGCTGGAGCTGGCCCTGGGCACAGGGGAGGCAGAGGTGGCCATGGCCCTCATGTTCGCCTACTACGAGGGGCCCAGCACAGACACCCCCTCCCACAGGGGAGCCCACTCACAGGGGCCTACCACAGAGGGCCCTGTGTAGAGCGGCCCTCACAGAGGGGCCTATATGAGGGGCCTCACAGAGGGGCCTCCACATGGGTGGGTGTGTATGCCCACCTACCCACCCACCCATGCCCACCTGTGTACCTACCTGCCCTGATAGGTACGTGTGTAGGTAGTAGTACCCATGCGTGTGTGTATGTCCATGTATGTGCGTGTGTGTACGTGTGTGCGTGTGATCAGCATGGTTGATCAGTACACGTACAACCTTGGTCGCATGGGTCCACGATGGGAACAGGCACAAGCCATCGTGTTCAGAACACAGACTCACTGTTGGCGTTGTGGTCAGTACGTGGATCAGGACCTAGACCCACAGGACCGCATGGCGCGCACGGTTGGCCACATCGTGGCCTTGGCTGACGGTGGTCCACCGCTGGACCTGGACAATCTCAGGCTGGAACACAGGTCATGCAACTCAAAAGCTGGACGATCAATGCAGAACAGAATGCCAAGATCAGAACGCTTGTGATCACGGGGAGTGAGGAGGGACAGAGGGGAGGGGGTACCCCCCGGACGGGTCATGGGGGTGATCTTGATAAGGAGCCCGGCCAAGGCAATTTCTCTCCCCGCTCAACCACAAGACGATCAAGCCTCTGACCTGCATGTTTGCGAACGAGTCCCAGGCCACCGCGCGGCATCGGTGCCCAGCGCGGGCCAGGACACCAAAGTAATTGCGCACGCAACTAAATCGGGCCGCTCCGGCCCAGCCCGGTAACTACATACCGTCACCCCTCAAGGAGAGATCATGCTGGTACCCACCGTTGGCCGCCTCGTCCACTACGTGGCGCGCGGGAGCGCGGATGGCCGGTACGCCTCCGTGTGTCGCATGGCGTTCGTCACGGAGGTCACGGAGGACCAGAACACTCCGTCGATCGTGGGCCTGGCCGTGATCAACCCCACGGGCCTGTTCTTCCAACCGCTCTCGGACGGAGGGGTCAAGCTCCACACCGGCCAGGCCCCGGAGGACATGGTCCTCCCCATGGGATCGCGCTGTGGGTACGGGACCCAGCTCTACCTCCCGGGGACCTGGCACGTCCCGGAGACGAACACGGTCACGCGGTGGTAGGCACATAGCTTGCCGTTCTGTCAAGGGCGTGATTCAATATGGCCCGCACTCTCCCCACAGACCCATGGAGGTCCTCATGAAGTTGACCAAGCTCTCCGCCGCGCTGGCCGCCTCCGCGCTCGTCCTGGCCGCGTGCGGCTCCGGCCCGGACCTGACCGGCGTGGAGATCGTGCCCGCCGGGGAGTCGGACCTCCTGGCCCCCGGCGTGGAGATCAACGGCGATTATGACCCCACCCCGGACGTGAAGCTGGGCAAGTGCTCCGCCGGGGAGTTCGGGGACGTGGCGGCCCCGGTCACACGGTCAAGAACAGCACGGGGGCCGCGCGGGCCTACACGATCACCGTGGAGGTTGTGAAGGGCTCCGTCCAGGTCACCACCCTGGACGCGTTCGTGAACCACCTCCGCGCGGGCCAGTCCACCACCGTGGACGCGAACGGCTACGTGGAGGACCCCAAGGTCACCGCCGGGACCACGTGCAAGCTCCTGGTGATCAACTCCTACGAGATCCAGTGACGAGGCCAGCCCGGCCCGCGCGGAGGGTCTGGCCGCCGGAGACGTACGAGCACATCACGGTCCAGCGGGAGGGGAACGTGGTCACGGTGCTCTCCGCTCCACTAATCAGCCTGATAAGTCTGGAGCTCCTCACCGTGGCGGAGCGGGCCCGGTTCGAGGTCCACGGGGACGTGGTCACGATCGCCAAGGCCGTGGACTATCAGGTGATCGGTTGGGACCGGGACGCCAGGGCATTGATCGTCCGGCGGGTGGCGGACCGCCGTTATGACGAATCGACGGAGACGGCCAATCTCCGGAGGCCGGAGGGAATCCCTCCCAAAGGGGACACACCCAGCTAGAACGGCCATACAGCCCCATCCCGGGGCATTTACCAAGGATCTACCCAGAGGAGCACACGCATGGCGATCAAGGACTATCCCGCACACATCCCCACGGCCCAGTTCATGGCCGGGGTCCGATCCATGGGGATCGACCCCACGGAGGTCCGCTCCCTCTACATGGCGGAGGGGGAGGTCCAGCTGGACGTGTACGACCTGGACGACCAAGGCCGCCGCCGGATCAACGATGACCAGGATGACGCGATCACCCAGACCGTGGTGATCCCGCTCTCATGAGGATCACCGTAGAGATCACCGCCACGTCTGGCCATCGATCGGACGAGGAACTGGCGGAGGTTGTCATCACCGCGATCAGGGGCCGGGTCCGGGAGCTCTCGGAGGCCCGCGTCACTGGAGTCTCCTGGGGAGGCCAGGCGTGAGCACGGAAGACGAGGCGGCGGAGCTCCGCCGTAACCCGCACTGTTCCAACTGTGGGGACACTCGTGGCGGCCCGATGGGTCACGAGATCTCGGAGTGCACTTACCGGCCGGAGAGGTCATGACCAGATACAGCGGAGAGATCGGGATCGGGGACGTGATCGTGACCCGGGAGGGGCCATGGATCATATCGGCGGCCATCCGGTTCGGGGCCATGCTCATGGGTCTGCCCAGCATGGTCAATCACGTGATCATCGTGCATCACAAGGACCTCGTCACGGGGAGGTGGGTGGGGATTGAGGGACGGCCCAGCGGGACCGGGTGGTGTGACGTCCAGGCCCGCCTTGACGGCCCGCTGACGAACGCGAACACGGCCCAGCCCAAGACAGAGGAACAGCGCTACCTGGTGGCCCGCGCGGCGGAGGCGCTCGTGGGCACGGCGTACGACTGGACCGCGATCGTGGAGGCGGCGGACGAGGCGCTCCGGCTCCGGGTGGCCGCCGCCAAGGAGTGGCCGGAGGACGCGGTCCCCGGGGCCGTCATCTGTTCGGCCTTGGCGGACTGGGCTTACGAGACTGTTGGGCTGGATAACCCGGGTGGCCACCTCCTGACCCGGTTCACCACCCCCGGCCACTGGGACCGGTTCATCATGGACGGTCGGTTCATCATGCCCAGGTACGCACAGAGCGGAACGGAGTGGACGGATGACGAGCGACAGTGAGCGGGCCCTCACCCCGGCGGAGGAGGCGGGGGCCTACCGGCTCCCGGACTACGAGGACGTGATCCGCCAGGGTGGCCGGATCGGGGACTCGATCCGGCGGGCCCACCCGTACGCCTCCCAGGTGGAGATGGCCGCACACGTCCGGGAGGCCCAGGCATGGGCGGAGCGCCACGTGGCCGCGCTGGAGTCCCGGTTCCTGTCGATCCAGGGAGCCCTGGACATCCGGGACGGGATCATTGGTGACCTCACCCGGCGGATCACGGAGCTGGAGCAAAGGGCCCGGAGCCGGGACGAGTACGAGGCAGAGATGAGGGACCGGGGATGAGCACGCCGGAGGAGCCCACGGATCAGCCCGCCGGGCCGGAGCCCATCTGGGTGTACGACCACACCGAACAGTGTGGGAACAAGATCCGGATCCGGGAGTCCCAGCGCGCGGAGTTCGAGACCCGATCGCGCGGGGAGTGCGCCACCTGCTATCAGGCCCTCCCAGAGGCCCGTCCCGCCACGGCGGATGACTGGTGATCGCGCACAGGGTACCGTTCGCCCTGATCACGTGAGGAGCCGGGGCCATGACAGACCTGTCAGCTATCAAGGCTGATTTCACGACCTACCCGGACCGGCTCAAGGCCCTACGGGATCGCCTCGTGGATGAGCTGGAGGACGCTCCGGCCAGTGTCGTGGCCCCGCTCACGAAACAGCTCATGGACGTCCTGGCCAAGCTTGAAGAGGTGGCCCCGGCCAGAACGGAGAGCGTCCTTGACGACCTTGCTACAGCCCGTGCGCGTAGGCGCGCAGACGCCGGTCTTTGACACCGGGCCCCGGGGTGTTTCCTCCTCCGGGGCCGAATGCGTGGAGCTCGTCCAGTCCACGGGCCGGGACCTGGACATCTGGCAGAGGTACGCCCTTAAGCAAACGCTCCAGGAGCGTGAGGACGGGAAGTGGGCCGCGCTGGAGGTGGCCACGATCGTGGCCCGACAGAACGGTAAGGGCGACATCATCACGGCCCGCCAACTGGGTGGGCTGTTCCTGTTCGGCTCCCAGCTCTCCCTCTATTCGGCCCATGAGTTCAAGACCGCCACGGAGATGTTCATCCGGCTACGGGACATGATCATGAACACCGATGATCTCCGTAAGCGCGTGCGCAAGGTCACGGAGGCCCACGGGGAGGAGGGGGTGGAGCTCCTCAACGGCAACCGCCTCCGGTTCATCGCGCGGAGCCGTGGATCCGGCCGTGGATTCTCCGGAGATGACATCTACCTGGACGAGGCGTTCAACCTCTCGTCCAAGGCCGTGGGGGCCATCATGCCCACCATGTCCGCCAGGCCGAACCCCCAGATCTTGTACTACTCCAGCGCGCCTCATCTGGACTCCGAACAGCTCCGCAAGATCCAGCGCCGTGGCCGGGAGGGGACGTCCAAGCGCCTCCGCTACATGGAGTGGGCCGCGCGGAACCCCGGCGTGAGCCTGGACGATCGAGACGCGTGGTACGAGGCCAACCCGGCCTTGGGGATCCGGATCTCGGAGGAGTTCGTGGAGACCGAACGGGAGGCCATGGATGATGACGAATTCGCCCGTGAGCGTCTCGGCATCGGGGAGGACACCACAGGGGCCGCCGTGATCGACATGGCTGTCTGGGAGGAGCTGGAGGACGGGGCCAGCCGGAGAGACGGCCGGATCGTGATCGCGGCGGACATCACGCCGGAGCGCTCCGCCGGGGCCATTGCGTTCTGTGGCCGCCGCGCTGACAGCCTGTGGCATGTCGAACTCCATGCCCACCGCCGGGGGACCGGGTGGATGGCGGCGGAGATGGTGCGGCTCATGAAGCGGCCAGACGTGGCCGCCGCCGTGATCGACGACAAGAGCCAGGCCGCCACCCTGATCCCGGACATCCGGGAACTGGTGGAGGAGGACAAGGAGCTGACCCGGGACGACAAGGAGGCGCTCCTGGAGAAGCTGATCATTACCACGGCCCAGGACATGGCCACGGCGTGCGGCTACTTCTACGACTACACCCTGTTGGACGGGGAGACTAACCCCGTGCTCCGCCACGTCGGCCAAGCCTCCCTGACCGTGGCCGTCTCCGGCGCGACCAAGCGCACGATGGGGACCGCCGGGGCCTGGGCCTGGGACAGGAAATCCCCGGCGGTGGACATCACTCCGCTAGTCTCCGTGTCGCTTGCGCTCTGGGGCCGGATTGTGCATGGCAACAAAAAGGAGATCGTAATGGATCCGTTCGTGGTGGTCCTGTGAGCCGGGCCCAGATCAGCTCCGTGATCGTCGTACTGGGACTGGCGGCGGTGACCGCTGGAGTATTCGGCCTGTTTGGTATGTGGTGGGGCTTGATCTTGGGAGGTACGCTCTCGATCGCGGCGGCCCTGATCCTGATCGACGTGGACGAGCCCAAGCGTGAGCGGAGCGTGAAGCGGTGACCAACCTCCTCCAGCGCCTCCTGGGCCGGAGAACCGTCCCCTACGGCGTGGACCCGGACGCGGAGTTCTCCGTGGACGGGAACGTGTACTACGGCAGAGGCACGGTATCCAACGGGGAGGAGACCCCGGCCCCCGGGGAGTACCTCACCCTGGCCCAGCACGTCTATAAGCGGAACGGCCCGATCTTTGCCCTCATGGCCGTCCGCTCCCTGGTCTTCACGGAGGCCTCGTTCAAGTTCCAGAAGCTCCGCAAGGGGAGGCCGGGGGATCTCTACGGGGACCCACGGCTGGCCCTCCTGGAGGAGCCGTGGACCGGCGGGACCACGGGCTCCCTCCTGGCCCGGATGATCCAGGACGCGGACCTGGCCGGTAACGGGTTCGTCGCGCGGCGGGACCGGGTGGACCCGGAGACACTGGCGATCACGGGGGAGTACCTCCGCCGCCTCCGGCCGGACTGGGTCACGATCATCATGGGCTCCCACGATGACCCGGACATGTTCGGGGACGCCATTGACGCGGAGGTGATCGCCTACGCCTACCACCCCAACGGCCGGACGATCGAGGACGCGGACATTATCTTTCCGGAGGACATGGCGCATTTCGCGCCGTACCCGGACCCGGAGTTTCAGTTCCGTGGCATGTCCTGGATCCAGCCCGTTCTCTCGGAGATCATGGGTGATCAGGCGGCCAGCCAGCACAAGGCCGCATACTTCCGGAACGGGGCCACGGCCACCACGTGGATCTCCCTGGACGCGTCCATTGACCCGGACAAGGTCAAGCGGTTCAGGACCCAGTTCGAGGAGCAACACGCGGGCCCCGCGAACGCCTACAAGACGATCATCATGGGTGGTGGCGCGGACGCCAAGACCTTGGGAGCGGACCTCCGCCAGGTCGATTTCAAAGCCACTCAGGGGGCCGGGGAGTCCAGGCTGGCCGCCGCCGCCGGAGTGCCCGCCTCCATCGTGGGATTCTCGGAGGGCATGCAGGGTTCGGCCCTGAACGCGGGCAACTACGCGTCTGCCCGCCGCCGGTTCGCTGACATGACCATGAGGCCCCTGTGGCGGATGGCCGCCGCCGCGCTGTCCTCCCTCGTGGACCCGGACGAGGACTCCCGGCTCTGGTATGACGACAGGGACATCCCGTTCCTCCGTGAGGACCGGGACGTGGTGGCGGAGATCCAGACCAAACAGGCCGGGACGATCAACCAGTTGATCACCGCCGGATACAAGCCTGACACCGTGGTTGAGGCCGTGGTCAACGAGAATTTCCGGCTCCTGGAACACACGGGCCTGTTCTCCGTCCAGCTCCAGCCCCCGGTCTCTGCGGAGCAACTGGCGGCGGACGCGGCGGCCAAGGCCACGGTCCCCAAGATGAACACTCCGGAGACGGCGGAGGCCAAACCCCCGGCCACGAACGGCCAAGTCAAGATCAAGGTAGGAGCCAGCGCATGACGGAGTTCTTTGTCCGTTCGTACCCCCTCTCCGACATCAAGATCAGAAACGATGGAGACGGCCGGACCGTGGAGGCTTACGCGGCGGTCTTCAAGACCCCGGCGGAGATCCGGGACCAGGACGGCCACTACATGGAGGAGATCGACCCCACCGCGTTCAACCGAACGATCATCAATCGTCGTAACAAGTTCGGTGTCTTCTATAACCACGGCCTGACCATTCACGGAACCCCCTCTGACCGGGGCTCCGTCCCGATCGGTACCCCCGTGGAAGTGCACGCGGACAACGTGGGTGTCCGGACCGTGACCAAGTACAACCGGACCGCCCTGGCGGAGGAGGTCCTGGAGGCGATCAACTCCGGAGCGATCACGGCCCAGAGCTTCACGGGCCGGTTCCTCCGCTCCACCCCCACCCGGGTCCCGCGCAAGGGGACCAAGGCCGGAAAACTTCCGACCGTGACCCGGATGGAGATCGACATGAGGGAGTACGGCCCGACTCCCTTCCCGGCGTACGCGGAGGCCATGATCACTGGAGTTCGCGCCGCGCTGGCCGGACACGCGGAGATCGACGGGGAGGAGGATCTGTTCCGGGTGGAGGACATCCCGATCCTCTCCGCCGCGCTCTCCCACAGGCGGATGATCAACGCCATGCGCGCGGAGGGGTTCGAGGAGGACGAGATCCAGGAGCTACTGGCCAAGTCTCGTGATCGTGGTACTGTCCGCGCTGAAAATGAGCTGGATAGCTCAAGAGGCCAGGACACTCCCCCTGGGGACCCGTCCAGCCAGGACACTCCGCACACGGCGGACCCGTCCTCCGGAGACCCGGCCAACGCTGGCCACTCTGCCCGGATCGCGCGCATGAAGCACAATGCGCGAAAGATCACCATGCGGAGGATTGGCAATGCCAGCACGCAAGAGGTCAGCGGTTCTTAAGGAAACGCTGGAGACCTACCGGACAGAGATCCTGGCCCTGGCCGACGTGGAGGAGCCCACGGAGGAGGAGGCCACCCGTTCGGACGAGCTCCTGGGCCTGTTCGACGAGGCCCAGGAGGCGTACGACACCCAGGTTGCCCACGAGGAGCGCGTGGACAAGGTCCGGGCTCACGCCATGGACCCCCGCTCCCGTGACGGCGGCCCGGAGGTTGTCACCCGTGGCAAGCGCAACCCGTACGAGCGCCTGGAGAACGTCCGGTCCGCGAACCTCTACGATCGCAACCAGGTCAGGGACCTCCGGACCCGGGCCCTCTACGCGATCGAGGGAGCGGCGGAGTTCCTCACGGACTCCCAGCAGGCCCGCGCGGAGAAGATGATCCGCTCTGACAAGGGTGGCCGTCTCTCCCAGCACATGCTCCTGACCGGCTCGGACGAGTATCACCGCGCGTTTGAGGAGCTCCTGACCCACAACAACCCGGCCTTGCTCGATCAGCCGGAATACGAGGCCTACAAGATGGCGGAGGCCCACCGCCGCGCGATGTCCCTCACGGACTCCGCTGGTGGCTTCCTCGTCCCGTTCACCTTGGACCCGACGATCATCCTCACCAACGCCGGTAGCGCCAACCCCTTCCGCCGGGTCTCCACCGTGCGGACGATCGCCACCGACGTGTGGCACGGTGTCTCGTCCTCCGGCGTGACCGCCGAATGGCTGGCTGAGTCCGAGCAAGCGGCGGACGCAAGCCCCACGTTCGGCTCCCCGGACATCAAGCCGGAGAAAGCCGCCGCGTGGATTCAGGGAAGCTTTGAAGTCCTGTCGGACTCCGGGTTCGCCTCCGAAGTCGGCCCGCTCCTGGCGGACGCCAAAGATCAGCTTGAGGCCGTGGCGTTCGCCACGGGCGACGGCATCGGTAAGCCGGAGGGCGTGGTCACTGGCGTGGCCGCCGTGGCCGGTTCCCGTGTCGCGTCGATCGGTACCGGCGCGTACGCCGTGGGTGACGTCTACGCCCTGGAGGGTGCGCTCCCGCCGCGCTACCGCCTGACCGGTAACCCCACCTGGCTGGCCGACAAGGCCGTGATCAACATGACCCGCCAGTTCGACGAAAGCGGGGGCTCCAGCTTTTGGGCGAACCTGGGCATGGGCCAGCCGGAACAGCTCCTTGGAGCTCCGATCCTGGAGGCCAGCGCGATGAACGGCGCGATTGCCACGGGCAATGACGTGCTGCTCCTGGGGGATTTCCGCCAGTACTACATCATCGACCGGGTTGGAATGACCATGGTCTATGAGCCCCTCGTCAAGGGTGCCAACGGTCGGCCCACTGGTGAGGCCGGTTGGTTCGCGTACTGGCGCGTCGGTGCCGGTGTGGTCAACCCGGACGCGTTCCGGCTCCTCCGCATCAAGGCCTAACAGCCCTATTACGTAACGCGGGCCGGGACCGTCCCCCGGCCCGCGTTACCCGGGACTGGACGGGAGGAGTAGATCATGAAGCAGACCACCACCACGGCGTGGATCGGTCAGAGACTCGTCCGTAAGGGCGATCTCCTGGACGACACTGACCCGCTGACCAAGAGTCACCCGGACCTGTTCGTGGACGCGGAGGCCAAGGCCAAGACGAGCCCGCCCAAGGTCTTCACGGCGGACTCGATCGAGAACCCCCCGGCCCGTCCCCAGCCTGTCCCGGGACCCCAGATCATGACGGCTCCGGAGCGCAAGAAGCCCGGCCCCAAGCCCGGGGCTAAGCGTGTCGGAACACCCCCCACGGAGGCCCCCAGTGGCAGCTGACGATCTATACGACAACGTGAAGGTCCTCCCGGCCATCCGGCCGGACATCCTCCGCGTGAACGGCTCTGTGGACGGCCCCACCGTGGACCGCCGCCAGGGCCGGACGTTCTACCGCTCCGTGATGTTCGCGGTCATGACCGGCGCGATCACGGACGGCACTCACACCGTGAACGTCCAGGAGTCCGCGAACGGGACCGACTGGACGAACGTGGCCGCCGGGGACCTCCGTGGCGCGGAGCCCGTGATCCTCCTGGCGAATGACAACGCCACCTATGAGTTCGCGTACACGGGTGGGGCTCATTACGTCCGGCTCCAGCTGATCACCACGGGTGCGACCACTGGCGGGTTCGTGGACGGTGTCTGTCTCCTGGGGATCCAGGCGGTTCCCAGGTAACCGGGCCAGTAGCCCAGAACGGAGAACACAGCATGGCTCTTTCCAGTCGAGACAACCCGATCCAGCGCGGCAACGGAGCGGCGGCCCACGCGGCGGAAGTCGAAAAGGGCGCGCGTTCGCGTGAGGTCCTGGCGGAGACCGCGAACGAGAGCCCGCTCTCGTTCGACGGCACCACCGCAGAAAAGGCCCTCCAGACCGTGGCCAAGGTGGCCGACCTGGACGACAAGGACGAGGGCGCGACCATTTCGGCCCAGGCCTCACAGGACAAGATCGACAAGGCCCGTGAGCTGGACAAGGAGGACGCCAAGTCCTCCGACTCCGACACCAAGTAGCCCGTCCCCTCTGGCCGGGTGACATCCCCACCCGGCCAGCGGGCCACCTATTGAGCGGAGTACCTGGTGGCCGACAACATGACCGACACGGCCGAAAATCTGGCCCTGGACTGGATCAACGTGGTGGGCACCCCAGCCCGGCCCACCTCACCCCTCAAGCTGGCACTCCTGACCGTGGCCGGTTCGGACAGCGCGGCGGGCACGGAGGTCACGGACGCCGGGGGCTCCGCCTACCTCCGCCAGACCGCCACCCTGGCGGCGGCCTCCGGCGGGGCCACGTCGAACACGAACCTGATCAGTTTCACGAACATGCCGTCTTGCACGGTGGTGGCCGTGGCGATCTATGACAGCGCGGGCTCCCCGGTCCGGCTCTGGCATGGCGCGCTGACCGCGTCCAAGACCGTCAACTTGGGCGACACGTTCCAGATCGCCATTGGTGACCTTGACCTGGCGATTGGCTAAGGAGTAGTCCGTGGCGCTCCCCGCGTTCGTATCAGCCGGGACTGGCCAGTCCGGCGGCGGGGCCAGCGTTTCGTTTGCGGTCCCCTCCGGCACGGCCAGCGGTTACATGGTGATCATCCCGCTGTTCATCGACGGGAGCCCGCTGGCCGTCAATCCGGCCATGCCCTCCGGGTTCGCCCTGGCAGAGGGAGCCCCGGTCCAGATCCCGGCCAGTGGTGGCAGTCATTCTCTGTACCTGTATTACAAGCGCCTGACCGGGGCCGACACGGGAACGTACGCGTTCACCTGGACCGGCTCCCGTCAACGTGAGGGCCGCGCGATCCTCTATAAGGACGTGATCACGTCCGGCACGCCGTTCGACTCCCCCACGGGCAAGGCGTTCGAGACCACGAACAGCAGCGTCTCCCCGTCCGTGAGCACCACGAGCCTGGGACCGGACCGGCTCCTGATCTGGGCCGCCACAAACTGGGGTGGAGGATCTTGGACCCCTCCGTCCGGCTTCACAGGGCGCATGGACATCGGGAACGGGAACGTCTCCTCCGCAGACATGCCGTGGGCCACCGCCGGAGCCACGGGAGGCGTGACCGGTACGGCCACGGGATCCGACAAGCGGACCGCCTGGATCGGTGCCCTGATCGGGACCACGGCCGGAGGCGGCCCGGCCACCGTGACCGGAGCGGCGGCCCTGGACTCCTCCGCCGCGCTGGCCGCCGTGGGCTCCGTGAGCCAGGTGGCCAGTTCGGCCTTGGCCGCCTCCGGCTCTGTGGTGGTCTCCGCCTCCGTCCGCCAGGTGGCCGCCGCCGCGTTGACGGCCTCCGCCGCGCTGGCCGCCGTGGGGTCTGTTATTCGGCCCGGTAGTTCAGCGCTGTCCGCCTCCGCGTCTCTCACGGTTGTGGGCTCCGTCACACAACGGGCTCAGGCGGCCCTGAACGCCACAGGGACGCTCTCCGCCTCCGGATCGGTGGTATCCGGCGGGGCCGTCGCTCTGTCGGCCACAGGGGCTCTCACGGCCTCCTCCACGGTGATCACGTCCGGGGCCGTGGCGCTGTCCGCGTCCGGCTCCCTGACCGCCGCCGGGGACCGCGTGGTCCAGGTGGTCCAGGGGTCGGCCAGTCTGGCCACTTCCGGGACCATGACGGCCCAGGGCTCCCAGGTGGTCCGGGCCACCCTGGCCCAGAGCGGCTCCACCTCCTTGACCGCCGTGGCCCACGTCCTGGTCCAGGGTGGCGCATCCCTGGCCGGAGTGGCCCAGCTGGACGTGACCGGCTCCACCTCCGGGACCAATGCGGCTCAACTGTCGGCCACCTCGTCCCTGACCGTGGCCGCCTCCGTCCTGGTCTTTGCCAGCGCGGCCTTGGCCGCCTCGTCCACGCTGACGATCGCCTCCGGCGGGGCCGTGGCCGGAGCCGCGTCCCTGTCGGCCAGCGCCACCTTGGCCGCCTCCGCGCTCCGCGTGGTCCAGGCCTCCGCGTCCCTGTCCGCCTCATCCACCTTGGCGGCGGCGGCCACCCTGGCCCCGGTCCGGATCAGCCTGTCCGCCTCCGGCTCCATGAGCGTGTCCGCACGTCAGACGGTGCGTGCGAGATCTTCCATGTCTTCCGCCACCAACCTGTCTATGCTGTCCACCGTTCATCCGCCGATCTTGTTCCCCACGGGGGCCTTGGCCGGTTCGGTTCGACCTGTGGCCAGCGCTACGAGCGCCACGGGAGGACCACGGATGACCGGCGGGACCAGTAGGACCGGAACGGCCCAGGGAGGAACCGGATGACCTCGTATGGCATCGGAACCCTGGCCCGTGTCTCGATCGCGGTCCGGGACGCGGTGGGTACCGCCGTGGACCCGGTCTCCATCACCCTCACGATCCGGCTCCCGGACGGCACGCTGGCCGGGCCGTTCGATACCTCGTCCACTCCGGCCGTGATCGCGGACGGGACCGGCCTGTTCCACCTGGACCACCTCACGGACCAGGTTGGCTCACACGTGGCCCACTGGGACGCGGTCAGCCCGACCGTCACGGATGATCAGCCGTTCGAGGTGGAGCCGCTCTGGGCCGTAGGGATCACATCCCTGGCGGAGGCCAAGAGCCACCTTAAGAAACGGATCACGAGCACGGAGGATGACGAGAAGCTCCAGGGGTTCATCATGGCGGCCACGTCCATGATCGAGGACCGGATGGGCCACGTCCTCCCGGTCACCCTCGTAGAGACCGTCAAGATCTTCCGTGGCAAGGCCGTGCTCCATGACCGGCCGGTCATTGAAGTGATCAGCGTGGGCGGCCTGGCGGAGGCGGACTGGGATTGTTCGGCGGAGGGGGTCCTGGAGCTGAACACCACGGCGGCCACGGCGCTCGTCATGTACCGGGCCGGACGTCAGCCCATCCCCCACCGTTTTCAGCTGGCCTCAAAAGAGCTCGTGGCCCACCTCTGGCGGACCTCACAGACGAACCAGGACGGAGGCCGTCCCTCCCTCCAGGGAGAGATCCAGGTGGACGCCTCGTCCGGCTACGCGCTCCCGTACAACGTCCGTCAACTCCTGGGCCTGAACAAGGCCCAGCGCGACATGCCAGCGATCGGATGACGCCATGAGCCTCTCAACAGTCCCTTACGTACTGACCGCCCTGGCGACCATGGCCCGGGAGGTCCTCCCGGCGTCCGTGGACGTGTTCGATGGCCAGCCGGACAGGGACGTGGCAGACGAGACCGTGGTGATCGGTTTCACGGGCGATCCTCTGGCGGCGGCGGTGGAGGACACCCGGAGCGTGGAGGAGCTCACGCGGGAGCGCGATCGGGAGCGCTACGAGATCACGTGCCTGGCCACGTCCTGGCTGAGTGAGGACGCCTCCATGGAGGAGACCCGGGGCCGGGTGTACGAGCTAATCGGCCTGATAGCCGCACGGATCGCACAGGACCACACCATGGGCGGAGCGTGCGGCAAGTCCCGGCTGGCAACCGCCGCGCTGGCACAGGCCCAGACCGACTCCGGCCCCGTGGCCACCGTGATGTTCACGATCTTCGTGGACGCGTTCACCCGGAGGGCCTGACCATGGCCGGATTCCAGCCCAGGCCCGTCCCGTACGTGCTCCAGGTCCGGAGCAAGAACGACATTGCGGATCTGATCGCTGATCTTGGCGGGAAGATGCCCAGGGAGATGAAAGCCCGGATCCGGCCCCTCCTCCGCCGGACCGGCCAGCCCGCGCTCCAGGCCGTGCGTCGGAATGCTTCATGGTCCACTACGATCCCGCGCGCCACTGTCCTCCAGATCTCCCTGGCCGGTAAGCGGCCAGGAGTTGCCATCGTGACCAAGAGGATCAAGGCCCGCCAGGCCCGGAACCTTGAGCACCAGGGCAAGCCAGGCCGCGCGCGGGCCCCACTGTTCGGTAACCCCCGGCGGTGGTTCAGCCAGCCCGCTAAGCCCTTCATGCTCCCGGAGGCCCCCCGATGGCAAGCGGAGGTCCGCCGGGGCATCGGGGACGCAATCGATCAAGTCGCCAGGAGAAATGAGTTCAGATGAGCATCCCCCGCGTTGCCATGAGGAACCCCAAGACCAAGGCCGAAATCCAGGCCCCGGCCACGGCGGTCCAGATCTACGAGAGGTCTGGCTGGGAGCTCGTCAAGGACGAGTCCGCAGAGGCCACCCCCACCCCGGATCCGGCCCCCGCCGGTAAGTCCCGGACCGCCGCCAAGGAGGAAACCAAGTAATGGTTGCCATTGCAATGACCCCCGTGGTCAGGTACTTCCCGACTGGTACCACCCGGTACCTGTACCTCCCCACGATCGCCGCCTCCACCCTGATCCCGACCCGTTCGGAGATCAACGCCGGAACGGACCTGTCCACCGACCTGGCGGAGGTCTCCGGGTTCACGGTCTCCTCCGACCTGATCGACACCCCGGACATCAACAAAAGGTTCACGTCCCGTATCCCTGGCCGGATTACGGCGGAGGACTCCTCCCTCACCTTCTACTCCGACAAGACCGGGGATGACGTCCGGGCCCTCCTCCCGCGTGACGAGGAGGGCTACATCGTGCGCCTCCCCGGCGGAGACGTGCCCGCGTCCCTGGGCTCCACGTTCCCCATCACGGTTTCGTCCCTGTCGGAACAGGCCGGGACCGATGACGAGGGCGGACGCCTCGTGGTCTCGTTCGCGATCACGGCGGAACCGGCGGAGAACTGGGTTGTCCCCGCCGCCACCCCGTAAGCAATCCAGCTGATTAGCCCACCCATCCAAGCCTGTGGAGGACGGCCATCATGGCACTTCTGAGCAAGAACGACATCCTGACCGCTGACGACCTGAAGACCACGGACGTCTCCGTCCCCGAATGGGGCGGAGAGGTCCGGATCAAGACCCTGACCGGCGCGGAGCGCGATCAGTACGAGGCCGACAGCGTGAAGATGAACAAGGGCAAGCGGGAGGTCAACATGGCGAACATGCGGGCCCGCCTGATCGCGATGTGTGCCGTGGACGAGAACGGCCAGCCCTTGTTCACCCGGGCCGACGTCATGAAGCTCGGACAGAAATCCGCCGTGGCCCTGGAGCGGGTGTTCGACGCGGCGGCCACCATGTCCGGCATGTCTGATGATGACGTGGCGGAGCTGGCCGGAAATTTCGACGGAGACCAGAACGAGAGTTCTACTTCCGTCTAGCGGCCCACCTGGGGATGACGGTCCGTCAACTCCTGGGGTCAATCGATTCGCGGGAGCTGACGGAGTGGCAGATCTACGAACGAGAGCATGGCCCCCTGGGAGGCGAACGGCTGGACATCCTGGCGGCCAAGGTCATGTCCGTGATTGTCAGGATCAACGCCTCGTCCAAGGACCAACCCAAGATCAAAGACTCGGACTACCTGGTCAAGTGGAGCGGAGGATCTGACAGTGGCGACGATTCGTAACCTCCTGATCAGGCTTGGCGTGGACGTGGACCCGATCGACAAGGGGTTCGCGCGGGCCGCCAAGAGCGTGGCCAAGTTCGACAAGGGATTTTCAAAGATCAATAAGGGCGTCGCGATCGGGATGGGGATCGGGGCCGCCGCCGGGGCCGCCTCGTCCCTGACCGCCGCGATCCTCCCGGCGGTGGGTGCCCTCGTGGCCCTCCCCGGAGCGCTGGCCGTGGCACAGGCCGCCACGGGGACGCTCAAGGTCGGACTCATTGGCGTGAGCGACGCCATGGGGGCCCTGGCGGAGGGCAACTCAGAGAAGCTGGACAAGGCCCTCCAGGTCCTCTCCCCCCAGGCCAAGAAATTCGTCATGGCCACAGAGGGGATCGTGGGGGCCCAGTCCAAGATCCGCGTAGCGGTCCAGGACGCTCTGTTCGACGGCCTGTCCAAGGAGATCAAGCCCCTGGCCGCAAACCTCATGCCGTCCCTCAAGGCGGGCATGGTGGGGGTTGCTGGATCGTTCAACACGGGGGCCAAGGAGCTGTTCAAGTTCGGCCAAACCCCTGTGGCCAAGGGGGCTCTTAACGCGGTCTTCAAGACCACCAAGACCGTCCTGGATCACGCGGCCAAGGCCGTACAGCCCGTCCTCAAGGGCATCGCCTCCCTCGTGGTGATCGGGCTCCCCCTGGCGGAGGCGTTCGCCAAGTGGGCGATCAACGGCATCAAGGCCGGGGCCGCGTTCGCCTCGTCCGCTGACGGCGCGGTCAAGCTGGGTGTCTGGGCCGCCAACGCGCGGATCATCCTGGGGAAACTGGGCTCAATAGCCGGGAACGTCGGCGGGTTCCTCCTGGGCATGTTCAAGGGGGTCAAGCCCAGCGGAGACGGGGTCTTGAACACCCTTGAAGAGATCACGGCCAAGATGGACAAGTGGGCCAACTCCGTGGGCGGACAGGAGCGCCTCAACGAATCGTTCTCCCTCCTCCTGGAAATCCTCCGCGCGGTGGTGGGGGTCCTCCCGATCTTCCTGGGCCCGCTGGGTGCCATCATGAAGATCATGACCGGCCTGTCCCCGGAGGTCCGGGGAGTGGTGGTCCAGATCTTGGCGTTCAGTGTGGTGGGAGTCGCGCTGGCCGGGAAACTCTCCGGCCTCCTGGGAGTCGTCAAGGGCGTGACCGTGGGAGTGGTGGGCACCACGGCGGCGGTCTTCAAGTTCGGCCAAGGCCTGATTGGTGGCTCCGCCAGACTGGCGGAGAACGCCGGAGCGGCGGCCAAGGCCGGAGCGGCTGTCCGCACGTTCGGCGGTCACATCGCGTCCGGGATCTCCACCACGGCCTCATTCGTCGCGACGAACGCGAGACTGGCGATCGAGCACGGCAAGGTAGCGCTGGCCACCGCCGGGGCCGCACTCAAGCAAGGACTCCTGACCGGGGCCCAGGTCGTGGGGAACGTGGCCTCCAAGGCCCTGGCGATCGGGATCCGCGCGGTGGGTGTGGCGGTCAAGTTCGCCACGGGACCGGTCGGTTTGATCATCACCGCCGTGGGTCTGCTCATTGGCGCGGTGGTCCTGGCGTATCAGAAAAACGAGACATTCCGCAAGATCGTTGACGCGGTATGGGCGGCGGTCCAGAAATTCATCCAGGCCGCATGGTCCAAGATCCAGTCCGTGTTCAACATGCTTAAGACGTGGATCACGGTCACGCTCCCGAACGGCTGGACGTCGTTTAAGAATTCCGTGACCGCGATCTGGAACACGGTCTACGGCGTGATCAACGGCGGGTGGACCAAGGTCAAGTCCGTCCTGGAAAAGCTCAAGAGCTTTATCACGGTCACGATCCCCGCCGGATTCAAAACCGGCGTGGCCGCCGTGGGAACGTTCTGGAACAAGCTGGAGGCCGTGGCCAAGAAGCCGGTTTCCTTTGTCGTGAACACGATCTATAACAACGGAATCCGCAAGCTCTGGAACTGGGTGTCTGGCAAGGTCGGCATTGGCGGGGAGCTCCCGGAGATCAAGGGGTTCGCAACTGGCGGCCCGATCACCCAGGGCACGCACGGCACGGCGGATGATGTCCTCATGCGCGCGTCGCGCGGAGAGTACGTGGTCAACGCGGCCAGCACCAAGAGAAACGCGGGCCTGATCGACTACGTGAACAAGTTCGGGAAGAACAAAAACATCCTCAAGGAATCCGGATATGCGGGAGACCCCGGAGGAATGGGCATTCCCGGATATGCGGAGGGCGGCATTGTCGGGTGGGTCTCGTCATTCATTAAAAAGGGCAAGGACTTTTTCATGAATGGCTTTTACAAGGCGGCCAATGCGGCCTTGTCCCCCATCAAGAACCTGGCCCACGCGGGCCTTGGCTCCACGGGGATCGGTGGCCTCCTGGCCTCCGGCGTGGACAAGATCGTCAATGGGGTCCTGGCCAAGTTCAAGCCCCTGGAGAGCCAGCTGGGAGGCGGAGGCGGCGGGAAGGTGGTGGCCGCCGCGCGCTCCCAGATCGGTGTCCCCTACTCCTGGGGAGGCGGCGGCCCCGGCGGTCCCTCCACAGGTATCGGACGAGGCGCGAACACCCGGGGGTTCGACTGTTCCGGCCTCACGGAGTACGCGTGGTACAAGGCCATCGGGAGATCCATTGGCGGGACCACCTATGCCCAGAAGGGGATCCTTGACCAGATCTCCACTCCCCGGCCTGGAGCGGTGGGCCAGCCCCACCCCGGCCACACCTACCTCATGAGCGCACCCGGGAAGATCATTGAAGCGCCGTTCACGGGAGGGTTCGTCCGTGAGGTCCCCATGAGGCCCACCCCGTGGTGGGGCTGGCCCAAGGGCGTGACCGCCTCGTCCGTCATGGACGAGGGAGGCAGCATCCGGCCCGGCTGGAACCCCCCGATCTGGAACGGGACCGGGAAGACGGAGGGTGTGTTCACGGCGGACATGCTCCGGGTCATGGCCAACGCCGGAGGCGGCGGGAACACCTACCACATCACGGCCCCCGTGGCCGTGGGCCAGTCCCCGGCGGAGGTGGGCCGCGCGATCGTGGCCGCGATCAAGGAGTACGAGAAGAACAACGGAACCCGCTGGAGAGGTAACCCGTGACTTATCCCCTCCCCCGCGTGGACGCGGAGATTGCGTTCACGTCGGGCAGCAATTCAGGCCAGTACCTCACCCTGGACGATCCGGTCCGGGGCAAGCTGGACGTGGGCAAGCTGGCCCCGGGGAACTCCGCCGTGGGTGGGGAGCTGTTCGAGCCGATCAGTGATTTCCTGTCGGCGGTCCAGGTGAACCGGGGGGCCACGCGGCTGGACGGCCCCCTGGTCCGGTACGAGACCGGGAACGCGGTCATGACCCTCCGGAACGAGGACCGCCGGTTCGACCCGACCAACCTGGACGGGCCGTACGTGATCGGGAGCGGGATCCCCACCTCCGGCGTGTGGAACTTCCGATGCAACCGGACCCAGGACACCGGCCACGGGTTCACGGTCCTGATCAAGAGCGACGCGAGCACCGGCCCGGCGGACATCCTGTCCTGGTCCTCCAAGGCAGACGGCGGCCCGCTGATCGAGGTGGACAAGCCCGCCGGGCTGGCCGCCGGTCACATCCTGGTGGCGTTCCAGACAGCGGACTACGGCTCCTTGAGCGACATGGGCACGCCTACCGGCGGAACCACGTGGCTGTCCCTGGGGACCCGCTCCAGCGCGGGCATGACGAGCGTCAAGACCAAGGTCTGGTGGAAGAGGGCCACGGCCACAGACGTGGCCCTGTCCACCGTTGGCGCGTTCGACTTCACACAGCATGGGTTCGCGGACTCCACCGTGGCCATTGCGTGTGTGCGGTTCGCGGACGCCACGGCCACACCCTTGATCGCACAGATGAGCAATGACCACCTGGCCGTGTTCGCCACCCCGTCCCTGACCCCGGCGGGAACGGATGACTTTGAGCTCCGCTGGGTGGCCGGGTCCGGCGGCGGAGGCGGGGCCTCCTGGCAACGCACGGACGAGGCCGTGGGCTTCACGGAGCGGATCGATATCCAGTCGAACGGCTACACCACGGGAGCGCTGTTCACGCGGCCCCTGGTGGCGATCGGGGCCGGGGAGACCCAGATCACGCCCATGAGGGCCGCGCGCCTGTTCGGGACCTGGGGGACAGAGGCCAACCTCGTGGCCAACTCCATGTTCCAGACCCTTGGCGGGAACGGCGGCGGGTCCCTGACCGGCTGGAGCGCCGTGGCCGGGACCACCCTGACCTCCTCCCATGACCGGGCCTATCTAGGCGGATACTCCGCCAAACTGGCCAAGAGCTCCGGCTCCACGTTCGGCATGGTCATGAGCTCCGGGGCCTATTTCTCCTCACCCTCCGGCCAGCCGGTCACGGTCTCCGCGTGGGTGTACGTCCCGGCCAGCGCGTACTCCGCCGTGACCGGGATCACGATCTCTGACCCCACGGGGGACGCCGGGATCGTGACCGGGAACCTGGCTAAGCCGGACACGGCGGATCGGTGGCGGCGGATCCGCTACACCACCACCGTGACCGGCGGCCAGCTCCGCGCGGTCCAGATCTCGTTCACCACGAACAACACCCTGGGGGCCGCCGCCACGGTGGCCTACGTGGACGCGGTCCAGGTGGTCACCGCCGCCAAACCGGAGCGGTTCACCATGGGCCGGACGAGGTTCCCGATGTTCCGTGGGTTCGTGGACTACTGGGAGGTCAAGTGGTCCATGGAGAACGGGCCCCTGTGGAGTGAGACCACAACCCCGTGTAGCGACGCGTTCAAGTACTTCACGAACTTCACGCGCGTGGCCCAAGACACGGTGGTGGGAGCCGGGGAGGACACGGGCCAGCGCGTACACCGGGTCCTGGACCTCGTGGGCTGGCCGGAGGAGGAGCGCCTCGTGGACGCGGGGGACTCCGTGCTCCAGGGGACGACCCATGACGGGGACTCCCTGGGGGAGCTTCAACAGGCCGTGGAGAGTGAGCTGGGAGAGCTCTACATGGACAGCTCTGGCAAGGTCGTGTTCCGGCGGCGGAACGCGGTCCTGGAGGAGGAGCGCTCCACGGTCCCACAGTGGATCTTTGGCGACGACACGGACAACCCCCAGGAGCTCCCATGGGCAGACCTGGCCGTGGCCTATGACGACACCCAGCTATACAACCTCGTGGAGGAGGCCATGGTGGGAGGGGAGGTCCAGAGCGTCCAGAGCGCTCCCTCCCGGGTCCGCAACCTCACAAGGCCGTTCTCCCGATCGGACCTCCTCCTGACCACGGACGCGGAGGTCCTGGACCACGCGAACATGATCCTGGCCATGTCCAAGGATCCAGAGCTCCGGTTCGACTCCTTGACGATCAACGCGTACAAGGACCCGTATCGCCTGTTCCCGGCGGTCCTGTCTCTGCGCATCGGAGACATGGTTAGGATCATCCGCCGTCCCCCCGGCGGCGGGCTCCCGATCATCCGGGACGTGATCATTCGTGGGGTGGCCCACGACATCGGACAGGTCAAATGGGACACCGTGTTCACGCTCCAGAGCGCCACCAAGTACTCCGACGTGACCCCCTTCTAAGGAGATCAGCATGGGTAATAAGACCTGGGTCACGGAGGAGGTTCTGGCCTCCGCCGACGTGAACAACCTCCTGATGAAACAATCCGTGATCGCGTGCACGTCCGGCACCCGGCCCGGTACCCCCGTGGAGGGGATGTTCATCTACGAGACGGACACGGACACCTACCGGGGCTATGACGGGTCCACCTGGCAAGAGGTCTTCATGCTGAACCCGCCGCGCGCGGAGGTCACCCGGACCACGGCCCAGAACATCACGGACTCCACCCAGACCACCGTGACGTGGCAGGCATCGAACTACAACTACCGGACCATGTGGTCCTCCGGCGTGAACCCGTCCAGGCTCACGGTCCCCTCCGGCATGGGCGGCCTCTACCGCGTGTCGTCCACGGTGGAATATGCCATGAACGGCAACGGGACTCGACAGGTGGCCCTCATGAAGAACGGCGGGATCGTGGGCCGCTCCATCACCACGAACGCGGGCTCCGGCCAGGACTCCCGGGTGTTCTACAGTCGCGAGATTGTGGCCGCCGCCGGGGACTATTTCGAGGTTGCGCTGTATCAGAACTCCGGCTCCACGCTGGCCCTCAACGTGGTTCAGACCACGCCGTTCCTCCAGGCCCGTAGAGTCGGGCCGTCCTAGATCAAGGAGAGCACCGTATGACGTACCAGACCCCAGTGAACGAGCCGAACAGCTCTGTCTGGGCCATGACCGTCCGGGACACGTCTGGCCCGGGACCGTACTACCCCCAGTTCGATTGGGTCTCTGACAACGGCCTGGGGGAGTTCGCGATAGAGGACGCGGAGACCCTGTTCCAGAAGATCGTCACGGTTCTGGACGGACATGCAGATCTGGAGATCGTCAGCGCGGGCCGTCGCTATCCCACGGCCCAGGACGTCACCCCGTAGCAAGGAGAGCACCATGGCATACGAGACTCCCGAACTGAACCCCTCCACCTCCGTGGGCACGTTCACCGTGACGGACTCGAACGGCGGCGGGGAGTACGTCCCCCGGCTCCAGCTCACCACGGGCCAGTTCGGCAACAATGACGCGACCGTGGAGGAGGCGGAGGTCCTGTTCCAGCGGATCCTGGACGGGATCAACGCGGTCCCCGGCCTGACCGTGATCGAGGCCAGCCGCGTGTACCGCGTGGACCAGATCGTGACCGCCGAATAACGATCAAGTAAGGAGCTCCGTCGTGTCGTATCGCATCTTCCCATCCGGCCAGGTACCCACGGCGGAGGTCCTCCAGAAATACCTGATGAACCAGGTGGTCATTGGGTGCGTGAGCACGGCCCGGCCCCCGACTCCCGTGGAGGGCATGCCCATATTCGAGACGGACACCGGGACGTTCCGGGTCTGGTACGGAGGGGTCTGGACCCAGCTGGGCAAGGTCGGTACCTGGGATGATGACGGGGACCTCCACGTAACCGGCTCAATAGATGCCACGGGAGGGATCACCGCCGGAGGGACCGTGACCGGCGGGACCGTGACCGCCACGGGGGACGTGAACGCGCGCGGGCTGGCCGTCTCCCGGGTGGTCAAGGGCAAGGTGTACGTGGGTACCGCCGTGGACACCCTCTCCGCCTCCACATCCCCCACCAACATCACGGGGGCCAACATCCAGAACGTCCCCGTGATCGCTGGCCACGGCTACCGCGCCGTGTTCCAGGTGGGCATGGCGGGCTCCACCCTCAACAACAGGATCCGGTACGCGCTCTGGAACGGCACGGTGGGCGGGACCCAGCTGGGCACCCAGGAACCGATCTTCCGTAACACCGATGCCTCCGGCCTGTACCAGAACATCACGGTCCAGTTCCTATGGGAGGCCCCGTCCACCGCCACGATCGCGAACGTGAACCTGTCCATGTACCGGTTCGGCTCCGTGACCGGGAACGTCTGGACCCGGGTGGAGGACATTTCGTTCATCGGTGTGATTGAAGATCTGGGACTTGCCACTACGATCACCAACCTGTAAGGGCCGGGTCTGTCCACCCTCCCCCACCTCCGGCCCGGAATGAGGACCTATGAGCCTGTCAGGCCGCATAGTCCGAAAACTCCCCAAGTGGGTCCGGGTAAGCCCGCTTGACGTGATGTTCGTGTTCCTGGGTCTGCCCTCGTCCCTGGCCGCCGTGGTAGGCGTGGCCCAGTCCAACGCCCTGGACGTCCTCCCCTGGTGGGGCCCCAAGCTCTGGGCCGTGGCCCTGTTCATCGGGTGCCTGGCCTGGCTCGTGGGCCTCACGAGTGTCAGGGAGACCAATGGGATCCTGATCCTCACGAGGATGCCCATCCTCCTCCTGGGTCTCCATCTGGTCTCCATCACCTGTCTGACGTACGCGGCGGTCTTGATCCTTTTCTCTGGCTGGACCGGAGTCCTGGCCGCCACGGCGTACCTCGTGATCTCGTTCGGGACGTGGCTCCGCCGGGTGGATTACATGGCACGTCACAGGGGGGACTCCCTGTGACCCCCATGACCCCCCAATTGCTCCAGACGATCGGAATGGTCATCGCGGCCCTCATGGGCGGCGGCATTGTTACCGCGATCGTGAGCTACATCCGCAACCGCCAGACCGGCCGGATGGAAGAACGACAGTTCGATTTCGCCACGTGGAAGGAGAGCAACGCGCTACTCCGAAATGACCTCAACGGGGTGCGCCAAGAGCTGGAGGAGGAACGGTCCAGGCGGCGGAGCCTGGAGGCAGAGCTGAATCAGGAGCGTAAGCTCCGCGTCGCGCTGGAGAACCGCGTGGCAGAGCTTGAGAAGGCCACAGGAGGCACACATGGTTAAGTGGGTAGAGCGGACCGGTTCCGGGGGTTGGGGGGCTAGGAGTGCCTCACAGGCTCTCGCGGCCATGCCCTCCGCTGGGAACGTCAAGGGCGTCAAGATCCATTACACGGGTGGCGCGGAGAACTCCGCGATGATCAACGATCACACCAAGTGTGATGATCGAGTCCGGTCCGTCCAGAACGGGCACATGGACGGGAACGGCTGGAGCGACATCGGATATTCGTTCGTGGTCTGTATGCACGGCTACGCGTTCGTAGGCCGGGGGTTCGGGAAGCTCCCCGCCGCCAACGGGGCCGGGCTCAATTCAGGCCATTACGCGATCCTGGGCCTCGTGGGCACGTCGGGAGTCGTGACCCCCTCCGATGCCATGAAGTCCGGTATCCGGGACGTGATCGAGTGGCTCCGCGCCAAGGGTGTGGGAACGCAGATCAAGGGCCATCGTGACGGATACGCTACGGATTGCCCGGGAGACAAACTGTACGCGTGGGTCCAGGCCGGAGCGCCTCGTCCCGCCGGAGGCCCCACCACCCCGCCGCCGGTCACCCCGCCGCCGGTAACTCCCCCCACCACCCCCACGGAGGTACCCATGGATTACACGAGCCTTGGACTGACCGGCGGCCCGTCCCCGGTAGTCCCCGCGAACGAGCCCGTGGACGTCGCGTTCGATCATGAGTTCGCGGACCCCACTGGCGGCCACGTCAACACGGGTGCCAACCCCTCGTTCCTGGACGGCCCGGCCAAGTACTCCCTGGACGCGGAACTGGTCCTGTCCGGCGTGATCGCGGGGGACCGCGTGCTCACGCGCGTGGTGGAGGTCCAGGCCGGGACGAGCCCCGGCGTGGTCCTGGAATACACCCAGTGGCGGCCCACCCTCGTCCTCCCGGACGGGGACGGCACGGTGGTCATCACGCACGCCTCCATCGGTGCCGTCCAGGAGGGTCGTAAGCTCCGGCTCCAGCTCCAGCACAACGGAGCCGGTACGGTCCGGGTCGCCAAGGCCTGGGTTCGCATGTTGAGTCAGGAGAGCTGATCAGATGACCACGTACTCACGGAGCATCAAGCGCGGAGCGGCGGCGGGCATGGTGGCCGTTGGCCTCCTGTCCCTCGTCACCACGATCTCCCCGGCGGCGGCCACCTCGTCCCGCGCGGCGGCGGCCACCTCGTCCCGCGCGGCGGCGGCCCCCGTGGAGGCGGCCAAGGGTGACGTCAAGATCACGGTCCTGGGGACGAACGCTCCCGGCGTGGACACCCGGGCCAACCGGAACCGGGAGTACGTCTGGATCAAGAACGTGAGCGCCAAGGACGTCAACGTATTCGGCTGGAAACTCCGGGACGGTTACGGCACGCGGTTCACCTTCCGACCGAACAAGGTCAAGGAGCTGGAGTACCTTCCGGCCGTGGCGGCCACGGAGACCCTCCCCGCGCGCGTGGACACCCTGGTCCTCCCCGCTGGTCACTCCGTGATCGTCTACACCGGATCGGGCAAGGACGTGTCCCCGGGCAACGCGGATCACTCCGTGTACCTGGACCTCTCCGGCCACTACCTGAACAACTCCAGCGGAGAGCGCGTGGAGATCAAGAACAAGGCCGGGGAGTCCATGGACGCGATCTCCTATGACGCGTACGGGATCAACCCCACCCCGTAAGATCCGCTCTGAATCCCCCTACCCCCCCACGGGAGAGCACATGATCCGAATCTTTGGCCGTGAACCGATCGTCTGGCTGACCGGCCTCCAGGCCATCCTGGCCGTGGCCGTCTCCATCCCCGCGTTCGGGATCGACGCCATGACCGCCGCGTGGATCGTCACGCTGGCCTCCGCCGTCCTGGGTGCCGTAGAGGCCTGGGCCGTCCGTCCGTTCACCGTGGCGGCCATGACCGTGGCCGTCCGAACCTCCGCCGCCGCGCTCGTGATGTTCGGCCTCCCGATCTCCCCGGAACTGGCCGGAGCGATCGTGGGAGCTGGGACGTTCCTCATGGGCATCCTCGTCTCGAACGCGGTCACGCCCAAGGCCGACCCGGACCCCTCGTTCCTCCGGGGCCTCGTTGGTACCGGACGCCACAGCTAGGCGGTACTGTCCGGTCTGCCTCTCGGTGGACAGCAGAGAGCCCGGCCCCCGTCTACAGCGGGCCGGGCTCTCTGTCGTATCTGGCCTGTTAGGCCGTGCACTCCCCGTCACACCATTCCTCGTGGGTGGCGTGGCTGTCCGCCGGGATCAGGACCCGCGCGGCGGTCTCCAGCTTTCTCACGTACAAGATCGCGGGAATCTCCATGCCCTGGACCCCGTCCCAGCATCGCGGCGCGTCCCGGAGGATGGCCTCAAGGAGCTGATCCTTTTCTGCCTCCAGGCCCCGGTTCTCCGCCTGGAGCTCCTGGATCTTCCGGGTCAGGTCGGCCAGCGCGGCCAGGTTCCCGCCTCGTCCGGAGACCTCCCCGCCGCGCTCCCGGAACGGCCCGGCGGAGGCGCGGTAAGCGGCGGTGGTGGGTTCGTAGGAGTCGGCCACGTTCTGGAGCTCCTCCGCCATGAGCTCCCCCACGGCCTTGAGGTGGTCCTCCGTGATGTACTCCGTGAAGTGGAGCGGCGGGTCCTCCGGACCGGCCTGGGCCAGCCGGACGGCCTCCGCCGATACGCGCACGGTGATGTCGTAATACTTCATGATCCGTTTCCCTCTCTGGCCGGACAGTCTCCAGCGCAGTCAAGGCGGTGACGGGACATGCCCATTTCCTGGCCCCGGGCCGTGGCGGCCCCCTCCAGGTGGCGGAGGTAGCGCGCGGCGCGACTCTCCAGGGAGGACGGGGAGATCACGTCCCAGCACGTGGGAGCGTTCTCCAGGAGCGTGGCCGTGAACGAGGCCTGGAGCTCCTTGGCCTTGGCCAGCTCCTCCTGGCCCGACAGGACCGCGACCCGGAGCGCTCCCCGGGCCTGATCCATCCTGTCGAACTCCGCCATGATGATGTCCGCGCGGGATGTCATATGCCGTTCGCCTCCTGACAGATCTTGGCCTCCGCCGTTGCGGCGGCCACGTGCTTTTCCCGCAAGGTCTGGGACAGGCTCTTGGTTCCGTTCTCCACGGCCCGGATGGCCGGGGCCTTGACGGTTTTGCCCTTCATGGGGCCTCCTACTTGATCTTGGCAACCCAGTTGCAACGGTGGTGCGTGCGGTGGGTTCTGTAGTTCGTCCACGTGTCCATGGACCAGTCAACGGAGACGAGCCCCAAGCGCTCCAGGACATTGATCGTGGCGCGAGACACCCCGTTGTACGCGTGGAGCTCCCCGGCCTTACGGACGGTCTCCAGTGCGCGCTCTTGGATGGGGGTGATGTTCGCCATGATCAGGTCCCTCCGTGGGGCTCGTCTACCTACCTCAATAGTGGGGGCTCCTTGCCCGGTAGTCAACCCCTTGGGCAAAGAACAGGCCCCGGGATTTCCCGGGGCCGCCTCTACGCCACAGACAGGAGCTCCGCCAGTTGCTCATCCGCCGCCGCGCTGAACTCCTTGGCCACGGTGTGGTCTCCGGCCTTGTCCGCCAATGCGGCCTTGGTCTTGTTGACCCGGATCTTGTTCTGGAGCACCTTCCGACTGGTTTTAGCCTCCGCGCTCATGGGCTCCTCCTGTCTGCCGTTGATCTCGCCTCCACATGAGTGTGACCCCGGGTTGCCCCGGGGTCAACTCATTCAAGCGATCTCTCCGCGATCCTTTACCAACGGGTGGGAGGATCTTGGACAGAACGTGTCACCACGTGCAACCGCACGTAGGACCCAGGGGCCCATGCAGGATAGGCCAGCCACATTTCCGGCATCTACGCGACCCCCCACGTAGCGCCTTACGCGTCCTCATCAAGGTCCTCCACATAGGCCTTGACCGCGTCCCAGTTGCGCTCAATCTTGCGGAGCGCCTCCAGCTCCAGCTCCCAATCCGCCGTGGCCGCGCGCCACGCGGGCATGTCCACGTACGGCTCCACCGCGTCCCGGATGACCGTGTCCAGGAGGGCCGGGTCCAGCGCGTCCAGCTCCCAGGACTCCGTCCCGTACGCGTCCACGTAGCCCTCCGCGCGGGAGTCCGTCATCTTGGCCGGGTTGGGTGGCGGGTTGTACTCGTCCACCTGGTCCATGTTCAGTGCCAGCCGGGTCACGGTGGCCGTGGAGCCGAACCCCCGGAGCCGGTCCTGAATGTCCCGGGTCATGTCGATCCCGGAGGGGTCATGGTCGCCAAGATGCAGGATGATCGTTTCCTTGTCCGCGTCCTCCTTGCGGATCAACCGCCGCGCGGCGGACCACATGGCGCTCTCACTCGTGTACCCCTTGCACGCAAAGTAGTTCAGGTCCCAGCGCTGGGCCGCGCGTCCGATCACGTCCACCAAGGCCTCTTTCTCCACCCAGACCTCCACGTGGTAGGCCTGGGAGAGATCCCAGCGGTCCGTCCGGTAGCCGTTGGCGGCGGCGGAGATGATCTGGTCCGGGCTCTGCCAGAACGAGGTCCCCCGGAGGGAGCGGGAACGATCGACGATCGCGTACCAGTCGATCATGCCCGCCTGGCGTGCGTTCCCGATCACGTCCCCCAGTTTCTTGTACTCCCGCTGGTTGTTGGGGATCAGGTCCCGGCTGACGAACTGGTAGTAGAGCTGACGGAGGGTCAGGGTGAGGCCCTGGGCCGCGTAGGCATTGATGATCTCGTTCGCGTGTTCGATCACGGCCAGGGAGGCCGGACGGAAATTGATGTCCTTGTACGCGATGAACGGCATTACGACTCCTGGGGGAGAGAGGGCCGGGGGCTGGCTGGCCCCCGGCGGGGCTGTACTGGTCTCTACGGCTTGAACAGATCCTTGAGGAGCCTGTCCGCCGCCGCCTTGTCCTGTTGTCTACACGGACCGCACACGGCCCCCGGGGAGGGGACCGTGAGCACCCCGCAACGGGAGCAACGGGGCTTACTCACGCGGCGGTAACGGTGGGGTCAGACAGGGTCTCCGGGATGTCCCGGAACCGGCTCGTGTCCGCGTTGTACTTCTGGCGGAACCAGGAGTGGACCGTCATCCGGATCAGGCTCTTGGCCAGGCAGATCAACATCTTGGGGGAGGCCAGGACGTAGAAGTCCCGACCGTCCTCGTCCCGGGCCGACAGGGCCATGCCGCGCTCCGTGACAACCGGGGTGACATAGACGAGATCGACATAACGGGCCTTGAGGCGGCGGGCCATGGTGTCCTCCGTGGGACTCGTTGTTCCTGGTGTTGATCTGATCTAAGCAGGGGGCTTGGCCCCCTGTCAAGCTATCCGGCTGAATTGGTCACGGGGTGCCCACGTGGGTGATCGAGACGTTCCGGGCCTCCAGCCCGAAAACCTCACAGACCTTGGCCATGGCCGACTCCCCGGAGGCCAGCTCCGTGGAGAGCTCGTGGTTACCGCCCTTGGCCCGGAACTGGATCTTGACGAATGCCATGATCACTCCTCACTTGTTGTGGATCTCTTCAAGGGTCAGGCCCGCGTTCGCGGGGTTGTCCGGGTTACGGCACCAATCCGCGTGACCCTCTCCGCGCTCGTGAGCGCAGTCAGGACAGGCCAGGCCTCCGGCTCCGTCATCGGTGTACTGGCTCATGATCGCTTGCCCTCCTTGGGGCCGTAGTGCTTGTCCCACAGCGCGTCTCCGGCGGCCAGCTCCAGGTCATCCTGGATCCGCTCCTGGACCTTGTCCAGGCCGTACTCTTCTGGGCTGCTCATGATCAGTCCTCGAATACCGGCGTGGAGCCATCGGTCCACGTGTAGCCCACAGAGACGTCTCTGTGAACTCCCGCGTGGCCCTTGGACCGCATGCAGTCCAGCGGGGACCCCAACGGGGAGACGGTCTCCGCCGGACACATGTCGTGAATGCTCATGATCTCTTCCCTCTCGAACGAACGAGGGCCCGGCCAGCTGGCCGGGCCCGTCCTGGCCTAAGCCAGGTGGAGCACGTGGGGAGCCACGTTGTGAACGGTGCCGTCCTGGAACACAACGGTCTGCATGCGGTACGGGGCCGCCTCCTGGGTGACTCCCATGGCCATGACCCGGCGGCCCTTGCGGCCACCCTCCCAGATCATCATGAGGACCGTTCCGTCCGCGTGGATCGTCAGCTCCGGGTCAAACATGGTGGCCGGGATCGTGAACGTGGCCTGGACCGGAACGGAGTGGAGAGTGGAGACGAACATGGGCCCTCCTGGGGGCTTGGGGCCCCGGCGGGGCCTGTGCAACCATCATGCCCAGACCCTTGCCCTGGCGTCAAGCTATTCGGCCAGATTGGTCATGCTGACCGGGAGACCTCCACGAGGACCTTGGCCGGGTCCAGGCTCAAGACCTTGACCGGGTCCTGGAACACGGGCCTGGCTGGCTCCAGAGCGGGCCGTGGAGTCAAGGGGGTGGCCTCTACCGCAAGACGAGGCGCGCGGGCCTCCACGGCGGTCCTGGGGGCCTCTGTGGCCTCCTCCGCCGGAGCGGCTGGCCGGACCCGTTCGATCCGTACGCCGTGGGTGTTGTACGCCAGGGCGATGATGCCCGCGATCACGAGGAACGGCAGACCCAGGACCGCCATGATCCCTACGTACGAGACGGCCAGCCCGGAGGCCACCACGGCAGTGATGGCCAGACCGGCCTTGGACAGGACGAGCGATGCCAGGACGCTACCGACAGGCACGCCGTGGGACTTGGGAGCGCACATGATCCCCTCCTTGGGGTTAGGTGATGGACGTTTCACAATCCGTGTGACAGTCCACGCAACGGAGCTTCTGTTCCAGGAACGTCACGTCCTTGCCCTTGATCTTGACCGTGAATGTCCGGCTGGACACCACGGACGTGATCGGGTGACGGCACGTGGAGCCGCTCACGGGAGCAACCCCGCCGCGCGGAGCTTGGCCTCCACCTCGTCCGCCGCCGCCTCTACCACGTCGGCCAGCGCGGCGGTCAGCTCCGCCTCCGTGGGTGCGTTGTCCGCCTGGACCATGTAGTTCTTCCCGGTCCGGCGGGTCGTGGTCTTGCCCGGGTGCTTGAAATTGTTGATCTGCATGGCGTCCCTCCAGGGACGAGAGCGGGGGCCCGCCGGTTGCGGGCCCCCTCGTGGTCTAGCTGTGGAGCTCCAGGAGGAGCTTGACCCCGTCCGCTACGAGCTTGCCCGTGGGGCTGTCGGGGCACCACGAGGCGAACAGGCCGCCCTTGGTGGTGAACTGGTCCCCGGCCTGATCCACGTACCGGCCGTGAGCGGACCGGCTGGACGAGGCCTTGGCCACCGCGATGATCGGGTAACCGTCACGGTCATCCGCCTCGTCCGGGTGGACCCAGTAGGCCACGACGAACCCCGGAGTGTCCCGGCGGGAGCCGTGGCCCTTGGACTCAGGGGTGGGAGCGCGGTCCACCACGATCCCGGTCCGGATCAGGTTGGCCCCGTCCAGCGCGTACTGGGTCCAGGTGACCGGCGTACCGGCGGGGAGGGTATCGGGGGTCTTGGTCATGATCGTGTCCTCCAGGGGACGTGAGGGGTCAGGAGTCGAGAGGTCCGGCGGAGTCGGCCAGCCCGTTGTACGCCATGCCACCGTGGGCACGGCACACGCCGGACAGGTCTCCGGGGGCCGGGGTGAACCAGCCACCGCAATAACCGCACTGGTCCCGCTCCACGGCGGCCTCCGCGCGGAGACTCTCGTCAACGGCGGTGGACTGTCGGTGGGGAGCGGTTCGCATCGCGGCCATGGGGACCTCCGTGGGTCTCTCGTTCGTGCTCTTGGTCCCATCATCCCGGACCCTTGCCCGCCGGTCAAGGTATTCCGCCAGATTGGTCCCCGGGACTTCTGGTCAAGATCAGGGACGAGGACGGGACGGGGACGAGGTCTCCGACGCGCTTACCGGCATTTCCATGATCGGGACGGACCCCTACGGCCTGGCCTGTGGGGTTTTGCATTTCCCCAGGTAACCAACCATCCTCCTCTCTCGTCCCTTCGTCCCCCTATAAAGAGGGGGGGACGAGCGGGACGAGGGACGAGGCTGGATAGGTTATTTGGTTCTAGGTGTTCGTCCCGGCTCGTCCCGATCTTGGGACGAGGGGGACGAGGTCCGGTCAGGGAGCCGCATCGGGGATCCTGTGCGGCCCTGTGCTCGTCTCTGGCGACATGGAAAAGGCCCCGCCGGAGCGGGGCCTGTGCGGGCCTGTGCGGCCCTCTCAGTTGACGGAGGCGAACGTGTGTTGCATGTCGATCCGGGATCCGCACTCGCATGTGTACGTGAACCGGACGGTCTGGCCGGGACGGCCCTTGACGTTGCGGTCCCGTAGGCACGCGTTACACCGGAGGGCCCCGTGGACGTAGGTCATGACAGGAGCTCCAGGATCGCGGCGGCCAGGAACAACATGGCCACGTGGAACGACTGGTCCAGGGCGTAGGCACCGGTCCCCAGGGAGGCGGCGGGCTTGCCCTCCGCGTCCACGCCGGTCTTGCCCAGGTTCCAGAATGCGGTTTTGTTCATCCTGTCCGCCAGGAGCTCCAGCGTGACCTTGCGGCCCTCCTTGGCCGCGTGGTAGGCGGCCCGGTCTGCCCAGTAGTGCGTCCCGGCGTCCAGGGCCAGGATCAGCGCGGCGGCCCACAGGTTCGGCCAGATCCCCGTGACCGCGTACGCGATCGTGAGGGCCCCGGTCTTGAACGCGGTGAGGGACGAGACGTGAGCCAGGCAGTAGAGGCGGCCCGTGAGGCCGGGGGCTCCCTTGCCCAGCGCCTCGTCATGGGTCTGGACCCAGTGGTCCGCGAACTGGTGGGCCGCGTACAGCGCGATGAACGTGAGGACGAGGATCATGATGGGGTCCCTCCTTGGGGGATCGAGTCGGCCAGGGTGGCCTTAAGTAGGGTCTGTTCTGCGAAATACCAGACGATCTCCCGGATGTGCTCTCCTCCGAGATTGGAGCGCCACCCGTCCGCGCTGATCGCGTCCAGGGCCACGGCCTCCGCCAGGGTGTGCGTCCGCCGCCACCCCTGGCCGTAGTCGGCCACGAGGTCCCCATAGGAGCGGACCCCCTGGACGTCCAGGAACTCCTCCTCCGGGGTCATGACCCCCAGGTGAGCAATGGCCAACTTTCCGTCTGGTCGGTTCACGTAGTAGGCCATGAGCGGCCAGCCGGAGCGCTCATGCATGGCGGCGGCCAGGAGGCAGCATCCGCCGTAACAGAAGAACTCCACCGCCACCTCGTCCACCACCCCGGCGTGGAGGCGGACCTCCGTGAGGCCCTGTCGGGATGTGGCCGGGTGGACATCGAACTGGACCCAGACCTCCGAGAGCGGGGCTCCGGCGGCGGTCTCTGTGAGGAGCGGGTAACCATCCATGGTGCGTGTCCCTCCAGGGGGATCGAGGGCCGCCGGACCGGCGGCCCCGGGGGGTGGTCAGGCCTTGACGGCCCGGAGGTCACAGAGCTTGCATGGGGCCTTGACCCCGTTCGTGGTGACGTGGCCGTGGTAGGCCATGGGGACGTCCTCCGGGGACAGCCAGCCCTCCCAGCGGCCCGCCAGGGCCTCCTGGAGGAACTCCACCACGGCCTCACGCTGACGGGGGGTCAGGTGGTAGGAGCGGGCCCTCTTGGATCCGTGCCACCAGATCCGCACGTCCACGAGCTCCTCCCCGGTCATGCTGTGGACCCGGCGGGAGAGTTCGGCGGAGGTCTGGAGCTCCGGGAACTCAATGGTCCCCAGCCAGAAATCCACGTCGGCGGAGAGCCAGGCCAGGAGCTTGGCCACGGCCTCGTGGTCCATGAGGATCGAGATCCCCCCGTCCATGGTCCCGTGGAAGATGTTCATGATCAGGGTGTTGTCAACCGGCGGGGAGTAGCGCGGCCCGAACTCCAGGACCTCGTTCGTGTATCCGTACTTGGCCGCGTCACTGGAGTCCCGGGTGATCTGGAACGGCTTGACCTTGCGGGCCATGGGGCCCTCCTTGGGGCTCGTGTTTGACTATCTACCTAGATACTGACATGACCTTGCCCGGGGGTCAATGACTCCCGGGCAAGATCTTTACTTGCGCGCGTCTCCCCAGACCGACAGGCGGAACACGTGCGGTCCGTAGCCGTTCGCCACCTTGGCCGCGTGGCCCTCTGTGGTCTTGGCCCCACACTTACACTTCATGGTCTCTCCTCACAGTTCCCGGTCAGCCCACGCGTTCAGCGTGCGCGCTACGTCCTCCGCCACGACCTTGTCCGTCCCGGGGTATGTGGCCACGTGGCGGGTTCCTCCCCGGATCCCGATCTTGACCACGGCCCAGGACCGTCCGCCATTGCGCTCGTGGACCTCGTACCGGATCTGGTACTCCTTCATGATCGCTTACCTCTCTCCAGGAGCGGGTCCGGCCCGGCCTTGGTCTTGGTGTTCAGCTCCCGGGCCCTGTCCACGGCCTCCAGGACGTCCAGGGCCCAGTTCTCCGCCGCGTCGGGGGTCAGCTCCAGGAACACGGTCCGATCGGGCTCACGGGCCAGGGAGAGCCGGACCCGCACCCGGTAGCCGCTCCAGACCTTGCGGCCCTTGAGCGACTCCCGGACGAGGGTGGCCCCCGTGCTGGCCGTGATCGCGCTCCACCACCGCTTACGCACCCGTGACCTCCAGCCCGGCCTGGGTCAGCCGGTAGTGAGTGACGGGGGACCCGTGAGCGTAGGTTGAGGGGACCTCGAACGTCTCCACGAGGCCCCGGCGGACGAGGCGATCCAGGACGCGGATCGTGTAGCTCGTGTTCGTCATGTACCAACCGCCGGGCCACTCCCCGTGACGCCGGAGGGAGTCCAGGGCCAATTTCTGGTCCTCACCCAGGGGCCGGAGCTTGCGGGCCGGGGCCTCCTGGCCGTCCGGGGTCACGGCCTTGCACTCTCCGCCGGAGTAGCGGAGCGGGTTGTCCTCGTGGCGCTGGGTCGCCAGGACCCAGGGCTGGCCGTCCCGGCTATGCCGGGGGAGGTGGAACATGGGCCGGTCCACGTAGGGAGCGCAGACACACACGATGATCGCGCCGTTGTCCTGTGCGGCCTTGAGTCGCGCGGTGGCAGATCTTGACATGATCTCGTCCCTTCCAAGGGAGGAGGTGGGGCCGCCGGTTGCGGCCCCGGGGGGTTACGGGATGATGATCCCGAGGGATTCAGCGGTACGGGGCTTGGCGGCCCGGCGGACCCGGCGGACCGGCTTGCAGTCGCCCTGGCACTCACACAGGCCGCACTTGTCACAGTGAAGCGATGCCGCGTACAGGCACCCGTTCGGACAGCAGTCGCACATCATCGGGCCCTGGTGGCAGTGCTCACAGGTTCCGGTTCTGGCGGCCATGTGTCCTCCTGGGGACCTCGTTCTTGCTCTTGGGTCAATCATGTCCATGGGTTGCCCTGGCGTCAAGCTATTCGGCCAGATTGGTTACAAGATCTTTCCCAGGACATGCGACAGGCCCCGCCGGAGCGGAGCCTGTGCGGTGCTGGCCGGTCACCAACAGATGTTGAGACCTCCCTTGATCACGTCCTCCTGGCGGCCCACCTTGGCGTTCCCCTCCACCACGTTCTTGGTCTTGCCTCCGCCGGTTCCCGCCGGGGGCTTGGTCCGCGCGGGCTCGTCCTTGGGCCGCTCGTCCGCCGCCACGACCCGGCCCACCTGGACCGCGACTCTGTCATTACCGGACGCTACGTTCCTGGCCATGCTGCCTCCTGTGCTCTCGGTTGGACTACCTCCCCAGATGTTGAGTCAGGCTTGCCAGCATGTCAACCCAGTACGGATCAATCAGGGGCCAGAACAGGGCCACGGGGATGGCCACGACGAACACGGGCTTGAGGATCTTCCGCTCCGTCCAGCCCCCGGCCTTGAGCCTGGCCAGGTTGATCTTGTCGGACGAGAGCGGCCACAGGACCGGACACCCCATCTTGGTGATCATGTCCCCCAGGATGTGGACGAGGACTCCGATGAACAGGGAGACCGGGACGAGGTCCAGCGGGACCGCGTCCCACATGACCATGCCCAGCGCGATCGGGGCCGGGATCAGGTCGTCCAGGATCCCCCGGATGTGGAGGAGCCGGAGTGGCCCAGCGATGCACAGGAACAAGATCACGGTTAGGACCGCTATGGCCCAACCCTGGTCACGGTGGTCTATCGCCACTTGGGCCAGAACGGCCAAGGAGGCGGCCCCCAGGATCGAGTGTGTGGCCGTCCGATGCCCGCCGGTACTTTTGCGGATCACCCAGGACAGGAGCCGGGTCAGCCATCCGGCCGTGTTGGCCACGGTGGAGGAGCCGCAATCCAGGTCTGGGACCAGAGTGGCCCCCAGGAGGGCCACGGCCCCCACCCCGATCGCGGCCCATGTCGAATCGAATGCGTGAGCCGCGATGATCCCGGCCACCACCCCCGTAAGCGCGTGTGAGTCACCCATCATGAGCTGGTCATTCTCCGTTCTGGTTCACGTGGACCGATTTGGTACACCACCCAAGGTTGACCTGTGCTTGACCGTGTGTCAATATGGGTACTTCCACTAAGACCTTGTGAGGGAGGTGATCCAAGATGGCCCAGGACATTGAGCCGGTTCGGACCGGAGTGGCCCGGCCCATTGGACCGGTTGGACCGGAGTGGGCCCCGGAGCCCCAGATCATTACGCCAGTTCGGAACACCCAGGAGTGGGAGTGGAGCCAGCAAGTACGGCCCCCCGCGATCTCCGGGACGGTTCAGGACAAGTTCGCCAAGGGGGTGACCCCCATCCGCGCCGTTGCTCTGTTCATCCTCTGGATCACCTGGCATTGGACCCGGCTGGCCGCCCTTGG